TTTATAATTCTCTACACCTCATCTACATTGAGATGGAGGATGTGACAGAGTATGAATTTGCAATGAGTGTGTTTGGAGACTATTCCGTTTGGGAGAACCTGTGTTCACTTACGTGGTTCAAACCACATCACCAGCAAATGCAGAAAGAGTTAGTTCTTAAACTCAAGGCTCGTACTGTAAGAAATATGATTAACGACTTGAACGAGGGTAATGCCTCTTACAATGCTCAGAAGTACTTAGCAGATGCTGGGTATTTAGATAACGATAGTAAGAAGAGAGGTCGTCCATCTAAGGATGAACTTGAAGGAGCCTTAAAGCAAGCAGCTTTAGACAAGGTTGAAACTGAAGATGATGCAGCAAGAATTGGGTTGATTAACTGATATGGCTAAGAAACCAACAGTAACTACTTTACAGTCAGGGTTCAACTCAACTGAGACCCTTAATGCTAACTTCGAAGCCCTCCGTGATAGTTTCGATAATACTCTGTCTTTGGATGGTAGTACTCCTAATGCTATGGAAGCAGACCTAGACCTTAATGGTAATAGCATTATCGGTGCAGTTGGTTTGTTGATCAATGGTACTGACTACCTATCAGGTGTAGAAGCTGCTTTGGCTTCTGCTTTGGCTGCACAGGCAGCTGCTGAGTTAGCTGAGACAAATGCTGAAACAGCTGAAACCAATGCTGAGTCCTCAGAGACTGCTACTGGTTTGTCAGCTACTGCTGCTGCTGCCAGTGCCTCTGCCTCTGCCGATAGTGCGGTTGATGCCACCAACAATGGTGCCGCACAAGTTACTCTTGCTGCTGGCCAAGTAGCCCTATCTGAAACAGCCAAGACTGCTGCTGAACTAGCTGAGACCAACGCAGAGACTGCTGAAAGTAATGCAGCCGCTTCTGAAGCTAATGCTGCTACATCCGCAGCTACGGCCTCTACGCAAGTATCTACAGCAACCACACAGGCTGGCATCGCAACAACCAAAGCTACTGAAGCTGCGGCAAGTGCTGCTGATGCTTTGGTATCCGAGAACGCTGCTGCTGCTAGTGAAACTGCTGCTGCGACAAGTGAGTCAAACGCATCTACGTCAGAAGCTAATAGTGCAACAAGTGCCACAGCTAGTGAAGTTTCGAGAGTTGCTTCTGTTGCTGCACAGGGTGCTGCTGAAACTGCTGAGACTAATGCTGAGACAGCAGAAACAAATGCTCAAACAGCACAGACTGCGGCTGAACTAGCTGAGACTAATGCTGGTACATCAGAAACAAACGCAGCAACAAGTGCATCTACCGCCACTACACAGGCTGGTATAGCTACGACTAAAGCTGGGGAAGCATCGACATCAGCAAGCAATGCTGCATCAAGTGCATCATCAGCACAGGCATCTAAGGATGCTGCCTTATCAGCTTTGGATTCCTTTGATGACCGTTACCTTGGCCAGAATACTGCTGACCCAAGTGTAGATAACGATGGTGATGCTTTAGTATCTGGTGCTTTGTACTTTAATACTACTGACGACATTATGAAGGTGTACGATGGCAGCCTCTGGGTTGCAGCATATGCTTCTTTGTCAGGTGCTATGTTTGGTGCTAACAACTTGTCTGACGTTTCTTCAGCCTCTGGTAGCCGTACTAACCTTGGCCTTGGCACTGCCGCCACCTCCGCAGCCACAGACTTCGTTGCTGTTACTGGTGATAGCATGACGGGCAACCTTAACTTCGGTGACAACGACAAAGCCCTCTTCGGCGCTGGGTCTGACCTACAGATTTATCATAATGGTTATACCAGTATTATCACGGAAACAGGTTCAGGGGATTTACGCTTACAGGGTGCTAACATTGACTTCAAAAGCCCATCGGGGCAGACATACGCATACTTTAATGATACAAGCGGTGCCGCAAGCCTTTACCACAACAACTCCCCCAAACTCGCCACAACAGCAACAGGCGTAGACATCACGGGTACTTTGACCAGCTCTTCCCGACTTACTAGCAGTGGCGCTATGCTCGACGGCTTTGCTATGCCACAGAATCCAGAGGGGAAGCACATCAAAAGCCCCTTCTTTTTCAACGATATTGCATACTCTCGTTTACGTGGAGCTACAATTTCGGTGGATGTAGACGGTGTGGCTATGACAAGCACTACAGAAATTGACAATATGCTTAATGCTAGTGGCGATTTTTGGAACTTGACTACCGCAGGTAAAACTACCGCAACGATAACAATTACAAACGCACCCAAGGCTCTTACTTGGGGTTCGCACATGGGTCTCTCTTTTGGAAATACCAATTGGAGAGCTAAAAATATTACGCTAGAGTATTCTGCCGATAATGGTACGACTTGGACTTTAGTTAAATCATTAACAAACCAACCTGAAGAGTTTGTCTCAGGCTATTGGGGCATGGGTTCTGGGGTTTCCGCTAGTGCTTTCCGCTGGACGCTTTCAAACTTCAACACGTCATCTATGCGTGTCAGTTCATTATTTGCCTACAACTACAACTCAGGTGGAATGAAAGACCTTTACGTTACTCGGGATGGCGGAAGCATCTATGGCAACCTAGCAATTACGGGTACTCTAGCAATTACGGGTACTGTTGATGGTCGTGATGTAGCCACAGATGGTACAAAGCTTGACGGCATAGAGGCTGGCGCAACTGCTGACCAAACAGCGTCACAGATACTTACTGCTATCAAAACTGTTGACGGTTCAGGCTCTGGCTTAGATGCAGATTTGCTTGATGGTCTACATGAAGGTACGTTCATGCGCCGCTCTGCAAACTCTCAACTAGACATGAACAACAACGATATTGTTGGTGTCGATCAGATCATTCACGAGGGTGACACTAACACCTACATACAGTTTCACGCAGCAGACCAATGGCGTGTTGTTACAGGTGGTACTGAACGTCTTGAAGTAAACAACTCTCAGATTACCTCCACTGAGCCTGTTCATGCACCTAGCTTCCACGGAGATGGCTCAAGCCTAACAGGCATTGCTTCTGGGGCTAATGACGACATCTTCTGGGAGAACGGTCAGACAGTAACGTCTAACTACACAGTTACGAATGGTAAGAACGCAATGTCCGCTGGCCCTATTACAATCAACTCTGGTGTCACTGTTACAGTGGGTACTGGCGAAACATGGACGGTGATTTAAATGGCAACAATCAAACTTCAAGGTAGCTCTGGAGGCGGTTCGGTAACTCTAACTGCCCCTGTTACTGCCGCAAATAGAACTATTACGCTGCCTGACCAAGATATAGACTTTGGAAACATTAGTGGCGAAGGTTCTGTTAAGGCTTGGGCAACATACTCAATGTCAGGTACGCCCAGCCTGACAGCGGAAGGTGGCATGTCAAGCATTACAGACTTAGGGACAGGTACACCTCAGTTTAACCTAGATATCGCCCTACCCGCAGTAAACGGGTCTCCTTGGAGCACTTCGAGCGTGTACTCTAATGGAGCATACTACCCTGTTCAAACAGGTGCCAGAGTAACTTCTACTACTGCATATCAAGTCTACTGTGGATCAAGCGCCACAACCCGTGATGACTGGCAAATAGGCTACACGGGTCTAGTTCGATGAGCAACTACAGAGTAATCTTTGAAGACCCAGAGCATCCAGAGCAGCCCGCTATGGTGCTTGTCCCTAGTGACAACTGGCTTGAAGAAGCTAAGGCTGGGCTACTTCCACCTATCGCCGTTTACTGGGCATTGCAGGACGATGAGCAACAAGCCATCGCAGAGGGTCGTCACGACACCTTTAAGCATGACCCAGCTAAACACGCAGCACAATTCACTGCACCTCGTATTGGCCCTCTCACTGAGGAAGAAGCCATCGAGTATCTCGTCATGAAAGACATCCCTCGTCACATCTGGTCACAGGAATACAACAGACCAATGTTCAAGATTGTCAAAACAGAAGACGTGCCAAGTAATAGGCAGTTTCGCAATGCTTGGAGGATAGCAGCATGAGTACAATTAAGGTTGATAACCTACAGACTACAAGTGGTGCTGGCCTTTTCCCTGCTAGGGCTTGGGTCAACTTCGATGGCACGGGTACTGTAGCTATTCGTGATGATGGGAACGTGAGCAGTATTACAGACTACGGCGTAGGTAACTACGGAGTGAACTTTAGCACTTCTTTATCCTCCGCAAACTATGCCACGTCTGCTCACGCTAGTGGAGAAGGTACCTCATACTCACTTAACTCTCAGACTGCAATTTATCCTTCTGGCAATGGTGGAACAAACCCTACGGCTTCTTTTTTCAGGATTGTAACAGGTAACTCTGGTAATGCTTCAACCAAGCAGGATAAGGCTTATATCCATGTCATGGCCTTGATGTGAGCAATTGCAGAGTAATCTTTAATGCCCACAAAACTCCCAAGGAGTAACACAATGACACAAACACTTATTAAGATCGGCGCAACATCATATGACGCCGCAGACTACACAGTCCCAACTGAACGTACCTTCCGAGGTGCTTGGGAAGCTAATGCAGGTACAGGGATTATCTCTGTAGACATGTCAGCAGCACGGGACATTTGGCGTGAAAAGATACGTCAGGCTCGTATTGAGCCACTAGCTGCGCTGGATACTGTGTTTATGAAGGCTCTGGAAACGGGTGCTGACACAACACAAATCACTACTGACAAACAAGCTCTACGTGAAGCACCGTCATTGGCAACCATTGATGCGGCTACTACCCCTGCTGAACTTACAGCAATCCAGCCGATCCCTAACGTAACGGTGGAATGATATGGCTAGTGTAATCAGGGGCGATGATAACTTTGACTCAGGAGTCGAACTTGGGGCACCTACAACTGCTGGTGATGTTGGGACTTATGCCTTTCTGGTTAGACAAGGTAGTGGTAATATTTCTTTTGGAACCACTTACGCAGGTTCTGGCCTAGAAGCGGGTTCTGTGGATGCACCTAACGGCTATATCTACAACACTCTGGTGTACGGTAACTCTAGCGTATTTCAATCTGGCACTTGGCGTTGCATGGGTCAGTCTTCGACCCACAACACCAAAGGCACTGTATTCCTAAGGATTTCATAAGTGAAAGTAGAAGCACAACTTACAGGGGCTTTCTCCGTACCTATTATGTTGGTCGACACAGACTACGTTATATCTGAAGCTGAGATGGACTACATCTTGAACGCAGAGTATGACAAAAACAGCGGCGGCAACCTTACCTCTACTGACAGGTTCGTACTTAATAACCAAGAGCTATCAGGGCTAAAAGGCTTTATTGATACCGCCATAGATGTGTACGCCAAAGACCTCCTACAGTGGACCCCTGAGAATAGTTTGTATGTTACGCAAAGTTGGGTGAACAAGAATGCTAAAGACACCCAGCACAGCCCTCATACACATCCTAACAGCTTTATTAGTGGTGTCTTTTACCTGACAGATAGCCCAGCTCCAACAGTGTTCTCTCAAAAGTTCAACCATATGTTCCCTTTAGACATGCCCTGTGTGGCAGAAAATGAGTACAATCAAAGGTTCCGTAAGTATCAGGTTAGCCCTGATAGAAAGGGTCAACTAATACTGTTCCCCTCGTCAACGGAACACTTTGTACCCTCAAATCCTTCCAGTAGTGAAAGAATGACACTAAGCTTTAATACTTGGGCTAGAGGTTCTGCTGGGTCTGTTCAGAACATCACTTACCTAGACTTACCATAGGAAAAACAAATGCAATATAGAAATGCAAGATACGTCTCAGAGACAGTAATAGATTGTGAGATTAACCATGAAGATTTTGGTTGGATTCCGTATGCCCTAAACCCAGAAGATGCAGATCAAACAATCGACAATGATAGCCTTCTTTCAGATATGACTGCTGCTGGGGATGTTGCACCTTACGTTCCCCTTTCTCAGGAAGAACTGGACGCTTTAGCAGCTAAGAATGTACGAGGTGATCGGGACGCTAGGTTACACCTTGAGGTCGATCCCCTTGTTACCAACCCACTGCGCTGGGCTGACCTTACAGCAGCTAAACAAACAGAGTGGTCTCAGTATCGTACTGACCTACTGGGTGTGCCACAGCAGGCTGGCTTCCCTACTAACATTACATGGCCTATTAAACCCTAATGGCAACAGTAAAAGAAATCAAAGAAGCAGCAGAAGCAAGCTTGGTGACATTCATCAGGCTTGTAGCTCCTCAACGTGTACTAGGTAACTGCCACGAGGATGTTTGTAAGTGGTGGACAAGGCAGGATGCTAAGTCTCACCAGCTTCTTCTGTTCCCTCGTGACC